TAAGATAAACATCCTTCTTCAAGAAGAACCTCTTCATCTCCATAATATGTGATACGTGGATTAAAGATTGCGTATGCTGGTTCACCTTCAATAACAAACATCTTCAGAGGTAGACCAATCTGATTTGCAGACAATCCATAACCTACTTCTTTTCTCATCAACGAAACCATCGAGGCTGATAAATTAACAGGATCAACCTGAGGATTCTTAAAGTCAAAACTCTCCAGTTCTCTAGAATGAAGAAAGTCATGTTTAATCTCGAGTTCCATACTACCATCCTTTTCATTAATGAATGGTTTAAACTCATACCAAAAACTAACTGCTTCATCACTATCAGTTGTATCAAATGTTAGTGTGTCACTCATATAAGTACCTCAACACCATATCTGTTTTCAAATGCCTTTGCATCTTTATGATCATTTACCATCGGCATGCCCTTAATATTCAAGCTAGTATTTAACAGTACCGGACAGCCTGTTTCTCTATACCACAGTTCTAAAATTTCTCTAAGTGGTGAATGTTCCTTAGACTCTTTTGTCACTGTATGTACTCTTGACGAACCATCTGCATGGACAACACTTGGTATATCGTGTTTCTTCTTACATGGAATTGCATATTGCATATAATCATAATTTTGATACTTATCAGTTGCAAAATAATCATCAACATGCTCACTTAATATAGATGGAGCAAATGGTCTAAATTTCTGTCGTTTTTTTATTTCATTCACTTTGTCTTTGACTTTCGGATCTCTAGGGTCTGCAAGCAGACTCCTGTTGCCCAGAGCTCTAGGCCCAAACTCAGCTCGTCCAGCACACACTCCTATTATACTACCTTTCTTGAGTAGGTCAACAGCTTTGTGTATCTTCCACATCGTCCCAGGCGGATTGGTAAGTTTATTAACCTCATGTCCTAGGAAGCACGTATCAAATTTTATCTTACGTCCATATGCAAGCGCAGCTGCACCTAAAGAACTACCAGCATCACCAGGATTAGGAAAAATATAATGAGGACCCCTAAACACTTCATGATTGGCAACCACGTTATGTGCAACTCCACCTCCATATACAATTGGTCCTTGAATCTTCTCAACAACATCCTTTAATGCATCTTGAGTTAATTGCTGTGCGTTCTTAGCTATATCAACATTTTTTATGTGGGGCATAAATTCTCTACACCCTCTATGCATATTTGAATTCAGTTGATGGAACATTTCAACATATATTTCTTTATCGTATTTTCCATATGCTGCCATACCCATCATAATGTACTCTTCTTCCATTGGTTTAAGACCAACACGATCAGTCATAGCTGAATAGAATAGACCTAATGATTTTGGATATCTCACTGAACTTAATTTTTTATATTTTGCTTGACCATACTGATACGTACATTCCCATGTGCTCATAGTATCAAACTCACCAATTGCATCAGCAACTAATGCAGTAGCCTTATCAAATGGTGAACATTGGAATGCCGCTGCTGCATGTGATAGGTGATGGTGAAAGTTTTTATCATAACCTAGTTTAGGTGATCTTTTATTAAAGACGTGGTTCCATTGGCCAGCTTTTGCTTGTCTTAGTTTCTTTAGAAGTGGTTTCTCGTAGAAAGCTATTTCATCATAACCGAAGAAATTTACATCTCCCATCATCTCATCACAAACTTCTTTGTCGTTTTTTATCTTTGAATATCGTTCACTATGAGCTGCGTATATTGGTTTATTACCATCAAGTATAGTAATAGCAGCATCATGAAAACCTTCACTGTATCCTAAGATTTTATTCATATATAAAGGGGTCCTGTTTTTTAAGTTTTTTCATTCTGCGTTTTAACAGAATGCGTTTCCACCAGGCCTTCAACTTCTTAATCATCTTGAATATCTTCCCATTTAGAAAGTCTGTAGTTCTTATCAGATACAGCTTTTCTTAGATTGGAAGTACTAAACCTATGTCTTCTTTTATTGAAATAGATTCGATGATGCTTTATATCATTTCCAGTAAATTGTTTATCCATATGATCTTCACCTAATATTCTTACATCTATAGGTAGATGCTCGAGCAGATCACGGAGATCTCTTTCTGTTGAATAAGGAATAATCTCATCGACATATATTATTGATTGAAGCTGAATATATCTCTCCATAAGACTTTGAACCGGTTTATTTTTTTCGGGTCTATCTTTTGTTTGATCAACTTGTAAGCCACAAATAAGATGGTCACAAACTGAGGCTGCTTCTCTCAACATAAGCAAATGACCTGCATGCAACAAGTCAAATGTTGAACACGTAAATCCCACCGTTCTTTCCATATTCTATCTCCAAATTTGATTAATAATTCCTATCATGTTTTCAGCACGTTTATTATGCCATTCTTCATTTGTGTGAATAAGATCTCTAGCAAATCTATACCTCGTCCAGGGCTCAGCCCATATTCTTCTTTTAATCTTTCTCATACTTTCATTTAAATGCGTGCTGTCATTCATATTGAATATATGAACGTCATTCTCATAACATAAACATTTGATTGCATCGTAGGTAGTAAAGTATCTTATAGCTGAGGCCTCGGCTGAATATAACTTATAATATTTTTTAAAGTCATTTTCATTGTTTTCGTCTATCTCGTCTTTTATTAGACGAAATTTAAACTCAGCCGTCTGGTTAAATTCTTCTCTTCTTGTAGTTGACCAATGCCATTCTAATATGATACCATGCGGCTTATAGATACCAATTAGATGTTTTAGTCTTCTATAATAAGTTTCTATACCAGCTCCAGGCATGCCAAAATTATAATATGGTCTGCTCTTAAATTGTGAATTGTAGTGTGCTTTTAACGAATAGTTTGTTGTGTAGTGGTTTCCCATACCAAAGATATTACTATCACCTAACCACAATATACCATTAGGTTCAATGGGGTCACTAAGATCACGAACTCTTAATCCATACTGATTTAATGAATACTTTATTTCTTTAGGTTCAAGGGTTGAGGTATCCATCCAACCACTTTTCAACAAATCTTCTTTTCTATTCTTGTAATTGAGGTCCCAATGTTCTCTTGAGTCTGAAGGTATCCATGGTACAACTTTATTAGAAATCATATCCCAATAATTATTAACCTTGAGGATATTATCATATCGTAAAAACGTTTCGTCACTTATCTCCATACCAAGGTCAAGTGGAGAAAAAAGATCAGACGTTTTAGTATTGTGACTAAACTTATCACGATACTTTTTCTTCATAGTTTGGTACAGGGTTGTTTCAGACATTATATCCACCCCATCATCAAACGTGTTTCTTCTGGTACCATCTCCATAGTGAAAGGAGGATCGAATACAGTAATAACCTCTACATGCTCAACTCCTGGCACCATTCCAGCTTGTCTGATATTAGCAACAATTTCATCTGCAAATGGACAGAATGCACTCGTTAAGGTATGAGTTATTTCAACCCAGCAATTCTTCTCGTCTATCTTAATATCATAAATTAAACCAAGGTCATAGACGTTGACACTCTCCATCTCAGGATCGTATACTTCTCTTAACTGACTTATGACTTGGTCTATATTCATAACACCATCCTCGAAAAGTTCTTGTGCTTTTCAAACCGAATGACGTTTGTAAATCTATCTACGAGCTGATCCGTTTTATGACTAATAATAAACACATTTGTGTCTGAAACTATATCCATTACAATCTTCATAAACTCATCCGTCCCAGTTGAATCCAAACTGCTGTCAAACACCTCATCCATAATCAACAGGTTTGTACTAGCACTATTTTTTAACTTTGCAATTGCTCTCCATGTGAATAACAATGCCAGATCAATCCGCATCTTCTCACCTTCACTGAATGAAGGGTAACTGAACTGATCCCTATATCTTGATTTGATTGTTTCGTTGAATTGTTCATCAAGTTCAAACTGTACATAAAAATCCATTGCAGCGAGATATTTGTTTATAAGTTTATTTATAACAGGTACATACTGCTTTACGATCTTAGATTTAATACCAGAGTCTTTTAATAGTCTCGATGCAATACTTAGTGTGTTACTATGTCTTACATTCTCAGCTCTTGATTTATAAATCTCTTCCCGATCGTTTAATAATATATCTAGCTTTTTACGATCATCATCAATCATTTTTGTACTACTCTTAACAGTACTAAGCTCTTCTTTGTAATTATTAATCAACATGTTTTTACTGTTGACAATTGACTGATGATCTATTACCATATGCTGATGTTCAGTAATCTTTTGTTGTATTTCTAAATTTAGTTCAATCTTGTTTTCATAATCTTCGATAATTGTTTTTAGTCCATCAACACCATCTTCTACCTCTTGTGATTCTTTATTCCTCTGTTCTATATTACCATGCTTATGGTCCTCATCCATAGGCTGAAGACAAGTAGGACATGTATCATTATTCTTGTAGAAGTCAACTTCTTTCTTTAATCTGTTGACCTTCGTTAGCATCTTATCGTATATTCTCGATGCTTTGTTCTGATCTTTCTTCAACCCATCAACATCAGCTGCTTGTTCCTCTAATGCAGTAATTACATGATTCAGGTTTTTTATTTTAAACTCTATATCCTTTATCTCTTTTTCTGCTTGAGAAATTACTTCCTTTCTAGCTTTAATATTCTCTTCTTGATGTGCCTGTAATCGATCGATGTTCTCATGTATTGCATCAATACGTTCATCAGCCATGAACAATGCTTGTCCTATCTCAGTCAACAATTGTTTTGTATTAGACACTTTATCTTTTAATAACAAACCCATTATAGAGAATATACCAATATCAAGTAAGTCTTCAATCACTTCCTTTCTATCAGATGATTTCAACTGCATGAAGGGAATGAAGCTACTTGAACCTAAAACAATAATTTGTTTAAATGATTTATGATTGATCTTTAGGATTTGTTTTTCCAGAGTCTCTTGATAGTCTCTTGCACTTGCATCCTGATTAAGAAGTTTCTTATCTTGGTAAACCTCGAAGTATCTCGGTTTTAATCCCCTTCTCACTAGGTATACGTGGTGGCCTATCATAAACTCGACCTCCACTTCCATGTGGTTAGTATTAACAGTATTAATGAGCTGAGGGGTAGCAATTTCTCTAAATGCTTTACCATATAACCCATAACACAGTGCATCAATTATTGTTGATTTACCAGCACCATTATCTCCAATAACCAAAGTGGCCTTGTTTCCAGATAAAGGTACTTCCGTAAGAACTTCCCCATACGAAAGAAAGTTCTTCCATCTAATAAATTTAAATTCAATCATTCTATATTCAGTGCTTCATTATATAGTTCATGCATTAACTTTTTAAGCTCATACTTATCAGCTGTGACTTCTAATCCATCGACATAGTTATCAAGGATAGTGAGTGTATCTTCAGCCTCGTCAACAATATCAGTATCATCTTCTAGATCAAGATGAAGGTGATCTTCAACCACTTGAAGGTTTATTGGATCTCGTTGTTCAATACTATTAATATAAAGATCAAACAATACTGGATTTTGTTTATTCTTGATTACTACTTTGACATACTTATCTTTTAAATTATCAAAAGGTAATCCATCTACATCATCATATGATAAATCTATATCATCATAAAACCATTTATAGAAAAGACAATCAGGGTTAGGTATAAATTCTAACTCTCTTGTATCCGTATCGTATATATGAAAACCTTTTTGATCTTCGTAATCTGACCAAGTCATTTCATAAGCAGTCCCAAGGTAAGTTACGTTACTCGAGTGACTTCTATGATGGAAATGACCACTCATTACATGATCAAATTTTTTGAACTCTTCAGCATCATACCCTTCATAGTTAGGCATGCCTTTATACATTTGAAATCCATTAAGTTCCAAATGACCCATGACAACTTGAGAGGTAGAGTTTTGAATCATTCTCCAACTTACATCATGATTATCTCTACAGATCCATGGCACAAACAAAATCTTTAAGCCATCAAACTCTAGTTCAATTGGATCTCGATGTTCAACAACGTTAGTATAGCCATCGAGTAACAAATTGATACTATTAACCTCTAGCGTATTCTTATATGTTATGTCATGGTTGCCAACAATGCAATGCAACTTCGTTCCCCTAATAAACAGAGGATCAAAGAACATTTGTTTTGCCGACTTCAGACTCGTATAAGAAATAAACTTACGTCGGTCAAACGTATCACCTAGATTAATAACAGTATCAATATTGTTATCATCGATGTAAGGAAAGAACACGTCATTATAAAAATTACTTTGGTGCTGTGCAACTTTTTGATTATCGTTTAGCACCAAAGTGTAAATCTGTTACCAATGCTATTTTCATTTTTTAGATTTCTTAGTGGCCTTTCTGTCACGTTCTCTATTGAACCTGACAATTTCTTTTTTGATAAGATTAGCTAGCTCGTCTAAACGCTGAGCATAGTTTTCTCTTGACCATACCGGCACATTTGGATTATTAATTTCAGACACCCAATCTTGAACAACTTGGGGTACAAGAAAGTCCTTAGCAGCCATTTTCTTGCTCCTAGTAAAATTTTTCTACACCTTTTTTAGCTTGCCTCTTTTGGCGAGCCTTATTCTCATTCTCCTCGAAAGCCTCAACAAAGTCAACCATATAATCGCTGTCTAGTCTTCCCTTAGCAACACCCTCACTATCACTATCAGCAAGTGTGTTTGTTAGCATTGATCTTTCGAGCATTTTGTGTTTAATATAAAGTTGCTTCTTCTCTTTCTTTATCCTACGGAGAAAGGCGTAGTAAATAATTTGTGTGAAGTAAGCAAAGGGATTCTTAGATTTCTCTGGATCAAAATTGTTAATATAACTTACACAATTTTCTATTCCGTCACTAATCATATCATCCTTTGCTGGATAATTTGCAAAGTTCTGTTTTGTTGCTAGTCTAGTTGCAATCTGAAGTAAACATCTACCAACATATTCTGGAATCATTGGTGGATCATCTCCGACAGCTTCTGCATCATTAACTGCTTTTTTATAGTCAATCATAACAGCATACAATTGCTTATTATCGACGTAGTTAACTGGTTTTCTTTTGCTTCTCAATGTATCGTTTCCTTATCATTTTTTCCAAAATATTGTCTAGCTTGCTCTTCAGCAACCTTCTTGATCCTTTGCTTAGTTAGCTCCTCCATCTGTTTTTGATGTTCTTGCCAACCGCCAGTAACAAAATCATTATAGTTTTTTAATACATGTTGATTAGGATCAGAAATTACTGCTAACACTTTAGTTTTCTCAATCTCAACTAAACTGGAACGACTGAACAACAACCAATGTGAGCATTGGATCCACGTCATTCCATTAGGAGCTACGTTTCTAAAAAGCTGTACCGGATCTTCAAGTAAGTATTGCGTACTGTCATGATCAGCTACCTTTGCTATAATCTCTTCTCCGTTCATCAACTTAAAGATTGATATCATTTTCTGCTATCCTCTAGAGGTTATATGAATGTATCTTATAGTCGAACTGCTCATCATTGTATATCTTTAATCGGTCTCCATAATGTCTCAACGTAAAGTTGACCCACCTGTTATGTCTAATATCATCTACTACATCAAAGAGTCGAATGGAATCTTTAGCCTCATGAGTCCGCAGACCTCTTCCGATGCTCTGCAAGACTCTAATTTTAGATTTTGAAGGTGCAGCGAACACGATGTTGTTGATGCGCCTAATATTAACACCAGTACTAAAAGTACCATACGATGCAACGATGAGTGAGTTTTCTTGTTGTTCAACTATTCCTCTTATCTCTTCTCTCATGTCACCAGGAACGCCTCCATGTACAAAGTATGTTTCTTTATCCAAAGCCTTGGCTTTATTATATAATACTCTACCATGTGAGTCAACAAATGTGAATAACATCAGTGTGTTACCCTTTAGATGCTCACATAAAGTAACAAGAAAATCATTACGAGGCTCGTTACCTACGATATACTGTATTTCATCTCTATATTTACTTCGTGCCATCTTTACTCTATTTTCTTTCTGATGGCTTAGCATACATATATTTATCTTTAAATTAGCTAGTACATTCTTTTCTATTAGGCTAGCTGTTGTTGTTACCTTATGTACTTTACCAAATAACCCTTCTAAAACTAATCGATGTGTCTGAGTCCCGTCAAGAGTGCCAGTGAAACCGAATCTATACGGGCAGGCTGTAAGTTTAGACATAATTGATGTAAGTGACTTAGCTTTGAAAAGATGTGCTTCATCTCCGATTACTACCTTATATTGTTGGAACCATTTACGGGGCATCTTATATATGGATTGCCAAGTCGTGACTATTATTTCTGCATCCGTTTTCTTTTCTGCTCCTGCTGTAATTTTATGTACATATTCACCATACCCATATTCTTCAAAGTCAGAGGCCATTTGATGGACTAGACCTGTTGTAGGTACAATGATTAATTTCTTCATAGGATAATACCTACAAAGCATATAGATTATGAGAGACTTACCAGAAGCAGTAGGTGAGAGAAGGAGACTTCTTTTTTCTGTCATAGCATGTATAACAGCCTGCTTCTGGTAGTCTCTCATCTGTAATGGCAGTTGTATACTATCAGCTAGATCATCAACATCACTTTCTTCAGCAACTACTTCTGCTCGAAGTTTAGGATCTACTTCATAAGTATAATCTCTAGCCTTACAGAATTCTGCAATATAGTCAGCAAGCCCAGCATATACTGTTCTAGTGACTGAATTGAATAGTCTTATCTTACCATCCCATACTTTGTTTCGTACAGTTGGCATAAATCTTGCACCAGGCACATCAAACGTAAAGAAGTCAGTTAGTTCTTGAGCTATAGATGAATCACAATCTACAGCACAATGAACATCATCTTTATACTTTACGTTGACGTCCATCAGATACCTACCTTGAATTTCTCCCAGTCAATAGCATTCTTCAATTGCCAACCTCTGTTGTTTAGTGTTCTAATCACACTTTCTAAAAACTCAACCTTTTCTTTTGCATATGCAATTTTTAAGTTTGAATCGACTACTTGTTTATGGCTATCAATGTAAGTTGTTATATCTGACTTTAAAATCTTCAATGGATTTTGTTCCCATTGACGTTCACGAAGTTCTTCAACAGACATATTACCATTATAGTACTCAAAAAGATCTTTCTTTAATACACGGAGGTCTTCTTGTAGTTTAATCATAACAAGTCTTTCAGTACTAAACATTTTATAATATTTGTGATGTAGCTGAGGAATCTTAATCGACTCTTCACCCAGTTCAGTTCTATCAACTTTACTGTCCTCACTCCACACATCAAACAATTCTTCTAAGGATTTACTCATTTTTTAAATCATCAATTAGTAAAGTTAATTTTGATAGTTTCTCATTCTGTCGGCCATCAGGATTTTGATCCCAAAGGTTTGCAAATTCTATAAATGCCAAATTAATATCCCTCAATTGTACGATAGCATCGACTCTTGGTTTAGGAAGTCCACAATACCTTGCAACTAAATCCTCTGCTTCAACTCCAATAAAATCTTTAACTAGATCCGAAGGAAACATTGCCTTGTTTGGATTTTTAAAATAAACTGTATCATATACAGCATGCCATAATCCTGCTAGTGCAACATGGTTTGGTACCTTGTAACCAACGAGTAAGTTGTATGTACTCCATAAATGTTCAGTAAATGATCTACCTTGAGAATGACGTATATCTTTTGTGTGTTCAACTAGATATTCAACACTAGGGGCGCATGCTTTTTTCGGAAAGGAATTAAAAACTAAAACTTGTTTTTCTATAGGACACATTCTGGATAGCGGAGTACTAGCATGGCTTTGAGCACTATCAAATATAAACATACGGTTGTACTTAGGTAAGACAGACATATCAATTTCATCATCATCAGTATATAAAACTGTCTGCCCATAATAATCAGTTTTCCATTCAGTATTCAAATAGAGAATTATCGTTTCAAATCCTTCACCTGTCATAGATTCCTTATTTTCATTAACAAACTTTTTAGCTTGACCATCAGTATGTTTATAAGCATCCATACCATAATGATATTGCTTTGCATAAACTCTATATAATCCTCGATCACCTATGTCACTAACTAATACTTCTTTGATTTTATCCCAAACATAACACAATGAAGGATGGTTTGTTCTCATGTGTGGAAGTATAGATAAATCGACAGGTATCCTTGTAGATGGCGGTTGAATGCTGTGCTGCATAGAGCCATGATCATACTCTAACGATCTGTTAGATCTCCAGCCTGTTTGAACCCACGTTAGATATTTTTGTTTTAGGTCTTCGATAGTATCAGGATTAAATACGTTATCGTATAATTTAGGTTGTAGGTAACTCATTCATATCTCCACTTTACACATAGATATATTATACTAAAAATTAGTAATATGTCAACAGGTTATTATCTCACAGGCGCATTTTGTGTATCATCTGATCCGCCTGATAATCTTATGATACGGAACAGTGTAAACCTAAATGAACATACACATTCTAAATAATCAACACTACCTTGTGTTGATGTAAACTGTACATCAGAAAGTGATAATGGATAACAATCTTCAAACATAACTTGAAGGTTTGGATTCATCACACTATTAAGAATTGTTAGGGTAGCATCACTTTTAGGTCCTTCACCAATTGCAGAAGGTAGAGAACCTTTGCCTGGTGTATCATTACCTTTATCATATATAAATTTGGATTGATCATAGCTCTCTGGAAAACCTAACTCAGTAATCCAGTTAAACAGTTCAATGTAGTTTTTTAAATCTTCATCAACTTTAAATGATAGTTGAAGCTCTCCAAATCTTAGATGATCACCAATACTCGGTAATGCAACGAATGGATTAGGTACCTCTACATCACCTAGCTGTACAGAAGGAATGTTTACTGACTGTGTAAAATAGTTAACATGAGGCATCTTCTTTATACTAAAGTTGAAACCTAATGGTGATAACATATTTACATTATCAGGCTGTGTGTTTAATGCCCCATCTGTTGTAACCAATCCACAGTCCTCCAGGATCTTTTATGTGAGTGTGATACATGAATTTCATTTATCACAGCATCTATCTCTCTATGCCAAAAGTCTAAAAACTTATGAACTCTTGGATACTCAGGTACTATATCTTTTGTTTGCCAGATAAATTGCTGTATGATATTCTCATAATCAGGCATCCAATAATATATTTGTACTGTTACTTCTTTTTTTATTATCATGTATCTATTTATACAAAAGGAAAGGGGTGCCCGAAGACACCCCTTAGATGGTTGGTTAACCCAACTCTTGGCTGATAACCCTATATTACATGATGTTGTTTACAACAATCTTTCTGTAATATTCGTTCGTGTCGGCACCCAAAGCACCAGTTGCAGCAAGGGCAGTCGTGCCTCTTGCAAACGGATTCTCAACTACGCCGTAACGAGTCTTGAAGCCGATCTTTGGCTGGAAGGTGTCTTCGCCGACTGCTCTGACCATCTGTAGTGGTACATATGGGCAGTAGAACAAGCCTGCGTCGAATGAACTCGAGCCTTTATAACCGACAGTCATATAGTTGCCCGTCGTATAAGGATCGATGTAAACTCGAATCCGACCATTTACAACACCAGCAAAAGTGTTTCCGGTGTCATCAACCTGTAGGTTGTTGCTGTTAAGTGCAGGAGTATAGTCAAGAACACCAGCCATCTGAAGTGCAGAAGCAACATCAGAAGAGCAGATGATCATGTTACCTTTACCCCGACGAGTGCCTTTGGCAATCTCGTTGGCTTCCCGTTCAATCTGGAACATAAGGCCTTTGAACTTTTCAACCATCCAACGACCGTTTGAGTCGGTGTCAAGGTCAAA